CATCTACTAACATTACAAACCTATTCTTTTGTTTAGGTTCAAAAGCGGTAAAAAATATCTCGTTTGCTTGTAATACTGCCATTTTATTTTATTTATTTTTCTTTATTATAAATATTCTATTTCTAAGTTTTTATGCTGGGAATGTTGCTCCTGTTGGAAGAACATTGAAATCCAGTATAATAAATTCAGCTGTTTTAGTAGGTTGTAAATATATTTGACCTACCATTTCATTTCTATCAACAACATCTGGTGTGTTATTGCTATCATCCATTACAACTTTAAACGCGAATAATCCTTGTCTTTGTTGTACTGATTCTAGGTAAGGGTTAACTTGGCTTAAGAAATTATTTCTAGTGATAATTGTATTTTGATCAAATACTAATGTATCAGCAACTTGTCCTATAAAGTTCTTAAGAGCAATTAACAATCTTCTTACATTTACTCTATCTAAAGCACTTGCTTTTTTCTGTAATGTTTTCTGACCAAATACTACAACACCCTGTCCTGGGAATGTAGCTATTGGGTTTACATTTGCTTCATATAATGTATCTCTATTACCTACAGTTAATCTTCTTTCTGCGTTTACTACAGATAATCCACCTCTAGTTATACCTGCTGGTGCGAACCATGGATCTGAAGTTGAATCTGTAAATGCATAAACACCTGGTATTACTGTTGATGCTGGAACATATACTAGTTCTGATGTGTTTGCATCAACTACTCTAACCCAAGGCCAATATGTAGCTGCATAACTAGAATCAAATCCAGCTGCTTGAACTGTTACAGTGTTAATTGCTGTGTTATAATTTACTAAATCAACAATTGCCATTGCATCTCCTCTAGATACACAATTATTAACTAAAGTTGTTATTTGGCTACCTTGAGCAGCATTTGCTTTAATTAATCCAGGTACTGATATTACATTATATCTATAATCATCTTGATTTGCCATTAATGCTATAGCTTGATCATAATTAGCACCTACTAATCCTTGTGAATCTTTATTATCTATATTTTCATAGAATTTCATTCCTTCTGGTCTTCCAAGAGGAATCATACTTCCAATAGCTCCATTCATTGATCCTGATTGTGGTGCTGCTGGTAAACTACCTGTAAATGTTGATTTTGCATTACCATCATTATCAAAATAATCTGGAGTTGGTTCTACTGATTTTACTCTTACATATGGTTGTGTAAGTGGATAATTTCCAGTTTCTTTAACATAAGTATCTCCACCATCAGTTACTACTGATTTATCCATATCACCTACTAATTTGGAAATATAATTTGGTGAATTTGGATCTAATGATACATTATTTAATGTAAATACTGGTTCTCTTTGAGTTGCATTATCATTACCTTTTCTAATTACTAATGAAAATGTACCTGATGCTGTATTTACTGTTGGAATTTCCCATCTAAGATTATCGACAGTACCATCCTGTAAAGCTCCATTTCCAATTTCTGTAACTCCAGTATTCATTATTGTACCTTCTGCTATTGTTTCTAATTGGAAAGGTCCAAAATTATCAGCGCCAAAATCTGGTCCTCCTGAATCTGTTGATCCTGTAGTTATTAATGAACTTGATGCAGGTCCAAATGATTGACTAACAACTCTAGTAACCCAAACTGAGTCACCACCTTGTTGGAAGTAATTTGATACTGCTATATTTGTTAAGAATGAATACGGTCTAGAACTACTTATAATTGTAGTTCCAAAAGTAGTAGTAAAATCACTATAAGAAGTGATTAATTGTGGAATTTCTACAGGTCCCTTCGCCGTAGGTTTCTGCCATCGTTAAATTATATTTTTAATATTGTTTTATTATAAATATTAAAAACCTTTTCAAAAAACTATTCTGATTTAATAAGCTCGCCGTTCTTTAAATCAATACGACCTTCACCATATTTATCTTGAAGTTTTGCTCCAATTTCTAATTGGCTTTTTCTATGCTTTTTTAAATCTTCTTCTAAATTTTCTTGTTCCTGATCTAAATCAATTTCTGCTATTTTAATTCTACCTGCCGTTATAAGAATTCTGTTTTCTTCTTCTTGTAACTTATTTAATTGATCTAGTTCTTCCTTTGATAACTTAATATTACTCATATTTATTTTTATTGGTTATAAATATATATAAAATCTTTTAAATCAATAAGTTGTTCCTTAATAGGTGTTTTATGTTTTAACTGTTTTAAACATCTATTAATAACTATTTCATCTGAGGATAATATATCTATTTTTAAATTAAAAATGTCTTTAATTATATTTGCTAATTCAAATTTTGAATTGCATTCACTTCCTATAGTAGTATCTACTTCATAAGTATCCCAATTATTTAACAAATTTAAACTAAATTTAGCCCAAAATAAAGTAGTACTACCATTCCACATAGCCTTATTTGATAGATTAATTCTAGACATATTTTTAATGTATTCAAACAAATAAGGTTTAGGAGTTAATTCTGGTCCTATAATTGAGGATCTTATAATTTTAGTGTTTTTACCCACAGTATTAATATAATATGAAGCACTAAATTTAGAAGCAGCATATAATCCTACTTCATTTTCAGAATCGGTACCGGGGTGGATTATTTTACAATTTTTTTCTTGATCTAAATACTTTGGCAATTCATGATTTATTGCTATTCCTTTTTTGTTTGGGTTTGTAACAGCAATACAGTTAATTATAGCATCACCATTAAAATTTTTTATAGTATTTTTAAATTCATTACTAGGCCATTTGTATTCAGTTGTAGTACACTTTATATTTTCATGTTCATAATACTTATGAACCATGGAACCTAACATTCCCTTATGTCCTAATATTAATACTTCCATGGTCTAAAAAAATCATATTTACCTAATATTTTAATTAATTCAGGGTGTGAAACTGTAGTTTCATAACTGTTGAATTCATCTGCTATACTGTCTGCTGATACATCTTTATAATGCATGTAATAAGTATCATTATCTTCGTTATAAATCGTTCTAGGTGCTTCTTCTTTACTAACCATTATTTCATGTATTTTTTCTGATACCCTAGGTACGCCTATCTTATATTTTAATCCAAACTTATCTTTATAAATTTCAAACAAATCTTTAACTAGAAAGGATCTTAAATTTGGAACTACATTATAACCACTTACTTCTAATCCTTTTTCTATTAAATCCATAGCATCTTCAATATCAATCATAAATCTAGTCATTTCTTCAGAATATAAAGTAAGAGTATATCCTTTATCAATTGAGTCCCAAATTAAAGGAATAATACTACCTGTTGAATTTAAAACATTTCCATATATAGCAGATGATAACTTTACATTTGATTTCTCAGCATTTACTATAAATGATTCTCCTGCTATAAATTTCATTGAGCCATATAATGTAGTTGCTGCTCTAGATTTATCAGATGATATAAAACAAGCGGATTTAAAATTATTTTCTTCTGCTGCTCTTCTAGAATTAATAGCTCCATCAATTAATACTCTTACACCTTCTTCTACATTTTGATCTACAGCTTCTATTTGTTTTAGTGAGGCAGCAAAAATACCAATAGTATGTCCTTTAGATGCTCTTTTTAATAAATCAAAATTACGAACATCCCCAATAATACAATTAATATTTGGAAATTGTTTTTTTAAGTAATAATGTTTAGCCTCATCTCTAGAATAAACCGTAATTTTATTATCATCATAGTAACGTCTTACTAAATTAGATCCTAAAAAACCAGCACCACCTGTTATAAATATTTTTTCGTTTTTCATGGGTTTATAAATTTAATTTCTGGGAAAGGTACAATATAAGGTATGCCTAAATGTTTTGTCTTTTCAATAATCATATCCGCAAAATTCCATGCTAAAATTAAAATGTAATCTGGAGGGTGATGTTCTAATATTTCGGGATTAAATATAGGTATTTTTCCATTTGATGTAAATCTATCATATCTTTCAGGTGATTCATCTACAATATACATTAAATCATTAGTATCCCAATTTTTAGTACTAGTTACTACATTTGCTCTACCAGATGCACCATAGCCAGCTACTGTTTTGTCTCTTTCTTTTATATAACCTAATTGAGCACCTAAATCATTTAGTGCAAAAGATATTTCAGTACTAAACTTACTTAAATCTTTATAATCTTTTTCCATTTCTATAAATCCATCTACTACTTCACTTTTAGATTCTGATGTGTTTTTAGTAGTTACTACTCTAATAGATCCACAATGTATAGGTACTTTTTCAACATCTATTATTTTAAGATTATATTTAGAAAGTAATGGTTTTAAACTAGTTACAGTATAATAAAATAAATGTTCATGATACATAAAATCAAACTGAAATTTATCTACTAAGTCTACTAAATATTGTACTTCAAATATAAATCTACCTTTAGGTTTTAAGGAATAATGAACACCTTTAATTACTGAGTTAATATCCTCAATATGTGCAAAGGTATTACTAGCTAAAATTAAATCAAATTTATCTTCCCATTCTTTATTTTTAGCAAAATTATAATTAAAAAAATCATCTATAATATCTAGTGATTTTCTTCTTCCTAATTCTACTATGTTAGTAGCAGGATCTACTCCTATAGTATTATGTAT